TTAGTTTGTTTTTGAGGTCTAGGACGCTGGCTTTTTCCACGTCCTCGGAGAGTAATGGTCATTTGGTTGGCTGAGGAATTATTCATTTGAGACATCGGGTTTCCCCAATGCTCTCAGGCCATCGACTCTATGACGTACAGGGAGATAGTCTATCTCCATTTGCATCTCAGAGCCTTTGGCCAAAAGTTGATCAGGCCAGCTAGCCTGATTCCTTAGAATTTTCCTCCAACCTTTAATACGAGGATGACACCACTTTTTGTGAACAGAAAGCCCTTCACCACTGTACTTCTCAAAGAAGTTGAAGCGGTCCGGACTACAATTTTGTCTGGATTTTTGTTCAGGTATCAATTCATACTCGTAGGACCATTCGGAAGGTACGGCAGGCTCCTCTTGCTTTGGAACCGCTAGGTAGAGATCTGAAACCTCAGACTCATCCTGGTTGGGATAAGTATAGGGATACTCCCTTCCGTCAAAAGTCTTGTAAACAACCTCAATTGCACCACGCGAGGGCTTGACCCCAATCTTCCCAAGATTTCGAAGATTGTAGCGATGCGCGATGTACCTCTGAAGACGTGTCCAATGATATTCCCAAGCCTGTTCACCAGGTAGAGCTATTGGTAGCTCCCATCCAAGACCATAATTTTGGTTGGATGCGAACAGGTTAAGGAGTCCGTCTTTAGTCGTGTGTCGGATCTCATCTCTATGAAGAGAGAGAAAACGAGAGAGCGCTTGTATTTGTGAAAAGGATGTAGGACGAATCGCATTCCACGCGGCTCCTAGGTCATGGACCGGATCGGAGCTTTTCACTTTTGCGGCTGAACCTTCAACAAGGAGGCCAACTGTAAAGTAAGGAATATAATCCCAAACCCCCGTGGCAGGTTCAAGTCGATCCTTGCAGAGAAATCTCCATTGCTGACTATTAACAGTAGCAAGGAATTCATGCTCAAGAGACTTGCACGGTGAGAGTTTGAAACCAACTTCCTCAATACGGCGTAACCAAAAAGTGCGTAAGAACTTATTCATCATAAATAGGATATCGTCTCCATTAATCAGAACAGCAAGTTCCGAAAACCTGAGATGACGTCGCTGAAAGGGCTTCTTCCTTTTAGAAGTAGACCTCTCCCATTTATAATAATTAAGTTCGTTGATATAGTCTTCGAGAGCTAACCAGTAGCAAACTAAGTTAGCAATACACAAAACCGGAAATGAGAGCGTAGAGCCCATAAGCTGACCATTTTGCTGTCGGCCTGGTAGTAAACCATCTTTCCTGATCTGTGAAGGCTTACCCGGATATTCGAGAGTCTGCTCATAAAGGACATGACGAAGAACCTGTTTCCAAGTTTGAACAATGGAAGCGTCGGAATCGTCAATCTTAGTGAGAAGAGTTTCGAAGATCTGCTTGGTAAACCTGATATCGAGACCATCAGTGGCAGCACTGTAATCTCCACTATTCCATACCCATTCACCGGGACAGCGCGGATCATTTGCGATCAGACGACTCGTCCTGTGCTGTGAAAGGAACTCAAAGTTCGCGGGCTCAACAGGCTTACCTATGAGACTGAACTGGGGTTTTTGCTTCAAGAAGCTATGCATCTGTTTTTGCATAGGCATCGAAGCAGCGTATGTTAGTGGATCACCTTTGGAAACCAATCGGACTTTAAGTGGCTCCAAGATCGGAGCAACCTTTACCGTGTCGTTGCAAGCGTGGGTAGCCGCCGAAACTAGGAGAGTCATATCAATCATTGGAA